GCCGTTTGAATCTTCAGTGTTAACAATGTGTTTTACAGCGCGTGGCAGTGATATGCGGGTTGGCATTACTTGTGTGCCATTAAAGACAAAAATCAGACCTGATCCATCATTAAAGAAAAGTCGATACTGATTCTTTTGTTTTACAACCGTAGAACAGGTTACGTTTTTCCAGCGCCCTTCATAAAGCTTGTCTACATCATGAGAGATAATTGCATCATAAAAGTCTGATGATGTATTGGCTGCGCCAAAATCTGTAACGCCTCTCGTATCAGTAAACCTAAGTTGTGACCCCATTGCTTGAATAGTGTCTGGATAAGCGCCTGCATTATTTGAATACTCTGACGTATTCGTTGCTACAAAGTCTGTAGAAGAAGAGCCTTGTAAAATCGTTGTGCCTTCATGCGTAAAAATGCCTAATGCGCCATTAGGTAGTGTTGAAAAGCCTGTGACATTGTTATCCAGTAAAATTTCCGCCGCACCTGTTAATGGTGTCCATGAGGTTGGATCGCCTAATGAGGAATTTTGAACTGAATTGCCAAATGCTAAAAATAAATGTTTTCTATGTGTTGCAAGCTGATTCGGTGTATCAGACGCCATGCCTGTCGTAATATCAGTCCATGTCGTTGCGTCCCATTCAAACGCTTTATGTGTGCCTGATACGCCATACATTTTTTGTGTACCGGTAAAGGCATAATTGGTAAAACGGTAATGACCATCAGGTGCTAAACCTGATTTTTTCAATGTCCAGCCATTACCTGTAGAGGCATACATGTTTGCTGTTGCACTACCTACCGCATTACGAAAGGCGTAAACCAAACCGCCAAAATACCAAACACCAAGAATATCGCCTTCACCTGGCACTTCACTTGAGTCAAACTTTGAATAACCTTCGATTGAGCGATAGCCGCCACCGGGTTTACTTTCGACGTTAACGCCTAAACGTAAGCGACCGGGATGCATTGCAGATACTGGCGAAGTACCATCAATACCGCCACCTAATTGAATTGGTGCGACATTCATTCAACTTTAACCTGTATTGATAAATCATTGTGTGACCGCGTGTGAGCACCAAACTGGTTATAAAGCTGATTTGCTTCTAATTGGTTAAGCTCAACGCCAAAGCGATCTGCACCTGCCTGAATAATGCTAGGAGCCTCTTCATAATGCCCGTAATAGATCATCGCTCTTGAAATAACAATATCTTCATACTGTTCAGGAATGCGTGATAGATCACTGTCATTTGTGAGTGTTTCTGCAGCCATAAAATAATCGGCTGCCAATGTTTTTGCTGAATCTGGTGGCGGGTTAAGTTTTAAACTACCGTTTGGCATGATCACAGCCTCGTAAGGTGTACCGCTTGTAGTATCAAATACATATTCACCTTTGACCGACTCGTACTCATAAACATCTAAATACTGACCGTCATAGGTAATTGTATTTTGATCCCACATACCCCAATCTGCAGGTGCGGCATACACAGCTTGATCAATCACTGTTGTTTCACTATGCTCAGCCCATAGAAAACGCCAATCTTGCCAAATGTTCTGAATGGCAACATAAGCTTTATTCCAGAAAGTAACTAAGCGTGTATGCTCGTCATCTAGGCCTGTAAGCGTAGTAATATCACTACGCCCTAGACCGAGATCTTCTTGCAGCTTCTGGATATGCTGTAAAAGCGTTTTCTTCGCCATTTAATTTACGCAGCCGCTTCAATTTTCTTTAAAAGTGTTGCTTGTCCAATATTGGCAGGATAAGCAATACCTAAACCATCAGCTTTTGCTTTTAGCTCATCCAGCGACATTTCAGACAGTGCTTTTTCATCATCACTTTCAGTAGTTTCAGTAGTTTCAGTAGTTTCAGTAGTTTCAGTAGTTTCAGTAGAACTATCTTCTGGATTTACTAAACGACCATCAACCATGTCACCTAGTAAATTACCTGCACCATCAAAACCTTTACCGTCTTGTACATAACGCACACCGTCTTTAACTTGTCCGCAACGCTTAGTAACTGGTTTATTAAAGTTAACTTTCATTGTTTTTTCCTTTTCCATAATCATGTTTTTCACTACAGCGACGACCATGAATTTCATGTGAAGGCACTTTGCGTCTGGTTGCTAAACCGCTATGCAAATCACCCGGCTTTTCGCCAAAATCATCGTAGTCCGGTAGTTGGTTAACTGGAATTTTCATACTCGCCTCGCTAATAAAGTGGGGCTAAAAAGCCCCACCGTGATTAGATTTTGCCGTTCTCAGTTGGGCGTTGTGTTTTCTTGCCCGTAGGAACTTGAGGTGGTGTAAATGTTTCTTTTTTACTTGTGCCATCTTGTAAGCTCATTACTTTCCCCTTTAATACCAATTAATCATTACTAATAGATCTGCTGCACCCGCAGTAGCACCACCATCTGTTGCAATCTCCACAAGTGAATCTGCTGGGATCTCATGGTTTTGTACTTTGGTTGCACCATTGCCTACTGAATTAACACTCGATACAGGAACACTGCCTGTTGCGTACGCATCTGGATCTGCATTTGATCCAACTGTCACGCTTGCTGCTGCCACCGTCACACCTGTTGTCACCACATGTGAAATATCAACAACACGACCTTTACGGCCTTCTGGCCCAACAATACGACCCACTACTGCAGCTGAAGTTAATACTGCCGCTGGGAAGCGATAAACTGCCGTTTCTGGATTTGAATAACTCATATTTATTTCCTTATAAAAAGGCCTGCCGAAGCAGGCCGTTTAATCCCTAGTTAGAACCCCAACGAACAATACGTGCTTGCGCCTTGGTTTCAGCTGACGTTTGGTTTGCATGTGTAATGCCGAAGTTACCCAAGTAATACCAAGCAATACCTTTTCCGCGTCCGTAGTCATCAGCAATCTTGCCGCGGATCTCTACAGGGCATGAAATTGCTTCACCAACCGTGTCAGCACCGAAGAAATAGGCTGCATCTGTATTAGCCCAGCCTTTAGAAGCGACATTAGTTTGGGTAGTGAAACGAACACCGTTATAACGGCCTTTCTCGCCAGACATAATCATGCCCCAGCCTTCAGTCACATATTGATGCACTGACTCTAACTCCAAGCCAATTGGTTCAAATGTTGAAGGTCGCATAATTGCTACGTAATTTTCACCGTCGTATGTTGGAATGTTTCGCTCTTCCATCTCCACCGAAATAGATCGGATATGTGCTTTAGTTAAAGCATTGGTTGCCACACCTGAGAACGTACCGTCATCTTGTAGATTAAACGCTGTCGCAGAGGTTGATGTTGCAGTCAAAATAGACTTGTCAAACTCAGCTGCCGCCACTTTATCCAAGACACGAGCAGAGTGATTCTTTAACGATTTATTGATGATTTCCGTAACAGGATGCTCCGACAAGTTATCGTACTTACCAGAGTAAGGTACGGCTTTACCAAATTCCTTGATCACCACCGAGCCTTGAGAAGTATTAAACTCACCTTCTGGCATTGGTGCGTTCTCAGGGATGCCATTCACGTCATCATCTGTGTCTGGTACATCACCATATACATTCCATGTATATGTATCGCCATTGTTTTTACCAATCGCTTCTTCTACATCAGCAAACTGTGTAAAGCGAGAGATTGGCTGTAAATTATTTCTAAGCTTTTCAGATAATGTTGGCGTTGCCATATATCCGTTAGCTGCTTGCCATAATTGACCCATAATTAAAATCCTTTTCTATCTAATAGATCGTGCTGCCAGTCTGCGTGCTTTTTCACGCTCAATCACTGCTTCTGCTGACATATCCACCTCTTCCTTTTTAGGTGGGGTATATCGTGCATTTGCAGCTCTAGTGGGCTGGCTCCTTAAATTTGACTTGGCCTGTTCGCGACTGCTTTCTTCTGCTTTTGGCGTACCAAAACGCTGCATAACAGAAAGCGTTGCCTGCTTAATGACCTCATCAGGCGACATAGTTGGATTTTTCTGTTGAATAATTTTGGTCTGCGTATCAACTGAGTGATATAGCACTTCATCCTGCATAACTTGAGGATATTCATTTTCAATCCATGCAATGCCAGTTGAAATTGAGTTTTGCTGTTCACGCTCTGTGTTTCGCTGCTCAATCTCTTGGATGGCTTCAATCTTGGCTTGATAAGCTATTTGACGCGGATCTAAGGTAGGAACTTGCCGCCCCGCATCTAATTCTTTTAGCTTCTCTAACGCTGTTTCTTTGTTGCCATCGTAAATTGCATCTAATAATGCATCATATGTGTCATCTGACACGGGCTTCCCAGCGTCCGTAGATGGCTGGGCTTGTTGTGCTAAGAACTGCTGTCGTTCTTGCTGAAATTGTCGCTCTCGCTGCTCTAACTCTTGGGCTTTACGAGCCGCTAACTGTAATCTTTGATCTGCTGATTCATGCTTTTGTGCTGTCGTTAACACCTGGCTAACTGGTCGCTCTACATCTTGACCATTCACCTTGAGTCGCATCATTTCTACGCCATCATCATTCACATAAACTATTGATGGTTGCTGTGGTTTTTTAGACTCTACTGGCTCAGGTTCATCATCTTCACGTGTAACCTGCTGAAATTCACGCTCAACAACAGGCTCGCCGTCGTTGTCTTGGAATTGAGCGTCACGCTTTTCTTGAATTTCTCTAAGTTTTTGCTCGCGAGCACTTAAAGGTTGTTGTTCCGCTTCAGTTTCAACAGGTTCTTGTTGATCTGAAACGTCTTGTAGTTCTTCCTGAACTACGTCGATAGCTTCATCATCCATGATAAAAATCCTTTTTTATTCGTCCTTGTTTTGTTGTAGTTGGCTATAAGCCTCATCACCTTCTGCAATTACATCTATCAACCACTGAACAGCTTGCTCTGCTACAGCCGCCTTTGTTTGATGTTTTTTTACTACCTCCATACCAGTAGCAACTAATAGCGCCTCCATTGCTTTGTTCACATCGTCACGCATGCGATCAAGTACAATTCGGCCCATTTCACTATCTAAAAAGGTTTGTGCTGCCATTCCTTTTCTGGCTCGATCAAACAATTCTTTTTCTATTCGATCAACAAACTCAGGCGTTTCTTGATCTTCACTTTCAATGCTATCAGTCATCCTTTACCCGTTTCTGCGGCCTTAAATACCGCTGCCCATATTCACTTTCAAATTCATCTCTCTATTGCTGGTTGCCGCCCTTAATGCCTCTGCATTTTCTTTAGAGCGATTGTTTTTGTCTGCAATATCTAGCCTTGCCATTAACTCATTCATGGTGAGATTTTCTTTTGATGCTAGTGCTGCAAAACCTAGCTCGCGTTTAACATCTAAATCGGCATAGAATCGCTGTGTTTCGCCTTGCTCTTTCATTTGCTCAACCTGCATCTTGTGCTGCATTTCCATCTGCTTAGCTTGAATTTCTGGCGGAATTTGCGGTTGTCCTTGCTGACGTTCTGCTATTTTTTCTTCTGTTAGCAAGAAGCGTCCACCATCACCAAAGCCTGCATAGGCATAAACTTCTTTAGTCACTTCTTCCCAATCAGTTTTAGCAGCCGCTTCTGGCATATTGGCTGTGGTATTGACTGCTAGCATGAGTCGTTGCAGCTTCTGTTCTGGGCTGGTATTACCCATGCCAACATTCACAGTGACAGTTAAGTCTTGCTGGATAAGGCGATCTAACAATTCTGGATCGCGCAACTCCTGCCGGATCTGCTCTTGAATGCCTGCTTTTTCTTGTGCTAACGCTAGAATGACATCATCGGTCTCATACATTTGTTCAAGCTTGACCAATGTACGAAGTACAGGCTCTACCCATGTTTCAATAAAGACACGTAAAGTGAGTTCTTGAATGGCATTAGCACCATTGCTCATCAGGTTCATGCCGCCAACGGTTTCATTTAGTTGGCGGTTAGATTGGACGGTAGAAGGGCTGAATGTACCCATAATTTCGTCCATATCCATATTTAAACGGTCTTGCTCTGCATAGCTAGAACCTGTAACGTCTGGCGTTTCAATAACGCGTACATCGTCACTAGGGTTTTCAACCATTACGCCACCACCAGGCACATTACGCATTAACGCACCTAGATCGACGTTGCCTTGTCTGCGAATAAAGTAACGTTTATTCAACACAAGCTTAACGTTCTCAATGCGTTGATTTGCTAACGTATTGATTTCATCCTGAAGGTTTTCCCCTAGTTCACACGCTGCTGCTGGATATGTTTTATGGCTTTCAATGTTTGAAGTCCCGATCTGATACGCGCTACGACCGTGTTTAAAGTAGTCTTTTAGTGGTAATGGATCAGAAAGCAGTAATTGCGTACCTAGCGTGTAATAGGCAATATCTTCATTGTTCTCACGAATAATATTGAAATGCACCCACACCACATCAAAGTCATTTGAAGTGCCTATGCCTTGTGGATCTCGATTATTTGCATTTCTTGCCGTTCTAACAGATTGATTTTTAGTCTCATCAATAGCGGTAAGTAATGTTGCTTTGTCGTATTGATGCCACTCAGGGTGTCCCGTTTTGGGATCTATCACCTCCATTCTGGCAAGCACATCACCAACAAACATCGGTATCATTTCAATTAGGTATGGACTTGATTTAACTGGATCGCGCCAATCCGCATTAGGATCGAATCTAAAGTTTTCTGGTGGCAACAAATCAATAACCGGCTCATCAGCAACAATCTCTTGATTAACTAAAACCTCCTCTCCTAATACACCGCCTTCTTCATCAAGCATGTACTGCCCTTCTTCATCCAGTACAGGCATAAAGCCAGTTTCATCTTTGATTTCAGACTTCCAGTAAGTTTTTGACACGCAAATACCGTGCTTTTGTGTATCTTGAAAAGCGCCTAATACGGTTTGAAACCAAGGAATTGTTTTTTCTAATCGATGCTGCATTAAAGCTTGATTAAGCTCTGCAGAGACTTCTTGAATTTTATTGTTGGGATTAACGCCTTGAACTGAAATCAAGTCGTTGTTGGTAAATAAAGCAGACGCTAAAGCGGCTTCATACGCTCTAACTGACGCTCTAATCTTTGGTCTAAATATTGGTTTACGCTTATCTCTTTGAAGATGCTTGCCATTGAAGTTATAAAGATTCCTTTCCCACTGACCTCGCACAACACTGTCAATGTAATCAGTTGAAGACGTGTAAAGTTGTTGAGCATGTTGCAGCCATTTACCACGCTTGTCTTGCAATATATCCTCTTCAGATGGGATATATTCTTCAGCGTTATCTACATCATGCATCATGCGACTTCACCGACCTTCGCATGAATAGAGCCGCGTGAATTGCGTTCTAACTTACTAATATCGGTATTATCTGTGCGTCCGCGCGTTAAACCAAAACGCTCAAGCACCTCACCTGCTGCATGGACTACTTTTCGCTCATCAGCTTCAATAACACCAGACAAATGAAGTACTAAGCCATACTCCATACTAATGGCTGGCATCTTCACGACAGCAACACGACCGTTATCAACGACCTCTACATAAAACTGTCTGTTTTGATACTTTCTGACTAATGCTGCACCAAGCTTTTTGCAAATGTCATCATTGCGTTTAGCTTCTTCCATTTCTTGTGGTGAGTAGACTTCCATTTCTGCCTCATATTTAGCCGAGCATCCCTGCTCATCCCTGTATCGAATGCTATCCATTAGCTTCCTTGATACTGCTGAGACACACTGTAAAACAC